TTGTTTGAGACTGAAATCTAACGACAGCCTCGCTAAGCATTGGATGAAATACGCCACAAGCCCCATTCCAAGGGGTTGTTCGGTCTTCAAACTTCATGCCCATCAGGTCGAGTCCCTTTATATAGGACTCTTCCCAGTCATGACGGCTTTCTTTGTCTGCATTAAAACCATTAACCAAGTCACTTCCAAGTCGCTCTAGCTCTTGCCGATCCATAAAATCAACAAGATTGTCGCCATGCTCGGCAATCATTTCTGACTCATCGAAGTCCATGCTGATTACATTGTCGCCATCAGAAATTGTAACCGACTCTGGGTTTTCAATTTCTATTTCTAAGGCCGCAAGAACATCAGGGTCTGACTCAGAATAAAGTGATTTTTCAATAGCCATTAAGTGTTTTCCGTAAAGTTCCCGCCTCTAATCGCAGCACCCATGCCGCGAGCTTGTATTACGCGAGTCGGAGGACTAAGTGAAGGCGTTTTGGTTTTTTTAATTTTTGTAGACATTGGCGCTCTTCCGCCTGTCTTTAGCTTAGTTGTGCCAGTCATTGCGTAGCGCTTATGCTGACTGGTCAGCGGAGATGTGGCTTGGCCGCCCTTTGTTTTCCCGCCTTTATTCATTCCCATGCCTGCCGCTTCACCTCTAAGTCTACGCATCTCTTCACGAGCATTACGCTCACGCGAACCAACACGAGACTCTTGGCTGCTCTTATCTCTGCGCTCAGCAGCATCATGAGGACGGCGAGCTTTTACTCTACGCATTTCATCAGCGGCATTGTCTTGTACGCCAATAACCCTAGCCTCTTCATCACGGAGGTTTCTTCCTCCGCTACGCATCTTCTTGGTTGTCATTCCGCCGCCGCGAAGCTTCTTAACTGGGCCAGCCTTTTTAGCTGCCGTCCCGCCGCCACGCATGACTCTTTTCTTAACTGGGCCTGCTTTCTTTGATCCGCGCATCTTTCAATCTCCTGTAATATTCCTTTCGGATGTCATACATTTCAGATACATCGTAAGTCTTGAAGTACCTGTCATAGTAATTGCGGCTAACTAATTTGTTAGACGCTTCCTGTAACTTAGATAATCTCTGCACGAATATAATCGCATATTCTGTGTCGCTGATTCCTTCAAAAGTCCCATCATCAATCAGCTCGTTAGAGTCCTGATAAGGATGAAAACCCATTACCCAAAAATCCTGATCTTCAAAAATTTTTTCAGAGATACACTCATTTATATCATCGAGGTACTTGTGAAACTCATCCTCTACTTCGATAAATGACGTATCTGCAACAATCACCAGCTCTTTGGTGTCATCCCAATTTAGGATTGTATCAAAGACTATCGAGTAATCATCGGTCTCTTTAAAGACTATATCTACCTTATCATCTTTCCACGCTGCTTTTGCGTAGGGGCAGGCAGGTAAATCATTAAACTCTGGGTTGGGGATTTCTAAGGCGTGTTTTGACCACTGCCTTATTTCTTTTTTTATCCCTTTATGAACGCTATTCATCGCCCTTATTAGGGTTCCAGTGCGGCCTTTTAAGAGTTACAGGAATGCTATCAATGCTTTTTCCGTGTTCGTACTCTTCAAGCCATTCATCAGTTGTTTGACTGCGAACACGCTCAGTCTCGTCAATAGACTGCATACTTTTTCTAAAGTCTTTGAACCAGTTCTTGTAGTCTGAATCACTCATTAACAGACTCCTTTAGGTTCCTTCTATACGGTCTAGGACAGCGAGGGCATTAGTAAGGTTCAACACTGCTTGCGTGGATTTCATACACGCCTCTGGTGTTGACATTATTGTTATTGCTGCTGCTAGTTTGACTATTGCTTTTTCTATTTCATCTTTCATAGGGTTCTAACTCCTGTGATTAATAGTAATTGCCCGTTCTGGGCATATGAACTTCTTCCTGCTCGTCAGAGGACAGGCTTAAAAAGCCGCCCTGTCTGAATCTTAATAGTGCCTGAGTAGATGAGTCTACTAGGTCGTCATGCTCTCCTGCTGGAAAAGCCGCAAATTCTGCCATAACTTCTTCGGCAAATCGGGTTTCAGGACACCAAACAACTCCTGATGCGAACAAGTCAGCAACAGCGTTAACTCGCGCTATCTTGTCATTGCCTCTGGTAGGGGTGTATTCGGAAACGGGTATGCCCATTGCTCGCAGCTCAAAGATAAGCGGTGTGCCAGCAGCCTTGGCCTCAACGACAAAAGCGTCCGGCTTCATGTCCATATACATCTCATACGCCACTTTCTTCAGTTCGGGGAACTCAAGTCGTTCCTTGTAGGCATCGAGAAGGATAATATTAGGCTTGGTAAGCCCCTCATCGTTAGGGCTGTAGAATACTCCCCATGTTGTACAGGCTGAGTAGTCGGCTCTTTGAGTCTTGAGAAAGGCTGTGTCCCATGACTGAATAACAAATTCACACGGCGGCGGGTCATCTTGTTTCCAGATTCGCCACCACTCTTTCTTAACCAGCGCACCCTCTTCTGCTGTTGGTGCTTGCTGATACTGAGAGTTCCACTTGCTTGCGGGTAGTTCGTTTCTTAGCGCCTCAAGCTCTTTTAAGCTCCAGAACTCCGGCCAAAGCGGATTACCTGACGGCATTAGCGCCGGAAACTCTATTACCTCCCACTCGTCAACGCCTTCGCGCTGGGTTGAGGCTTTAACAATTTTGCCTGTTAAGTCGCGCATATGCCATCGTGTCATAACGATAACAATAGCCCCACCGGGCTGTAAGCGCTGGCGTGGGCCGGATGTGTACCAGTCGTAGGTTTTGTCGAACACAGAGGGGTCTATGCTCTGTCCTTCTTGCTCACTATGAGGGTCATCAATGATAAGCAAGTCTGCACCTTTACCAGTAACAGCACCACCAACTCCGATAGCGAAATATTCGCCACCTGCATTGGTACTCCATCGCCCAGCAGCTTTAGAGTCGGCCCGTAATGCGAGCTTTGGAAATACGTTCTTAAAATCATCGTCATCGACAAGGTTACGAACCTTTCTGCCGAAGCCTACCGATAACTCGGCGGTGTGCGCCGTCTGGATTATTTTCTTATCTGGGTATTGACCTAGAAACCAAGCTGGTAACAAGAAAGAGGCAAACTCACTCTTTGTGTGTCTAGGCGGCATATTGACTATTAATCGCTTTAAATCGCCCTTAGCTATCCTTTCAAAGGCATCAGCCATAATCTTGTGATGGCGACCCTCTATAAAAGCAGGCCACATATACCTAACAAAAGGCATGAAGCTTTCTCGCGCCTTCTCACGCTTTTCGGCCTCTTCTAAAGAATTTAGTAAATCAAGTATCTCTTTTTGCTTTGCTTCAGGAAGAGTGTGAACCGTGGCTAAAAGCGCAGGATCAATCTTTACTGGCATAATTCCGGCTCACTGTTCATATAGGCATGTCTCAATAACACTTTTCTGCGTGTATTGGCTAAGAGAACCTTAGACTTCTGCCTGTCTCTGTTAGACATGAATTTCTGTTTGAGAAGCTTCTTTGCCAACTTCTTAGCATCTTCTCTAACAAGGTTATCTAACCTTAGAACAGTTATTAATATCTTCTGTCTTACAGACATAGACTTCCTTAACGTGCCAGTTATGTAACTGGAGCTTTGGTCAAGCCTCGCAAAGCTATCCCATCAATACTTCTTCTAGTGCCTCTAACAGAGCCAGCCTTCCGACTTGTCTGCTTTCCCTGTACATCAGCAGACTTAATAGACTGACTAGGAGGCAAGGCGCTCATTACACGAGGCTGTGCAGTCACAGTCATACTAGGCTTATCGGGCGGCTTTCTATTAGAGCCTTTCTTAACGCTTATATCTTTGCCTTCCACTATAGATGCCTCCTACCTGTTATATAACCGTCTGTTATAAACCGCTCGTAAACCAAATTCCATCAAGGAATTTACGCTATATAAAGAACTGTTATATATCGTGCGTAACTACGAGAAGTATAACATATTCTAGCCCTTGACAGAGACATGTCAAGTGTTACTGGTGACGTTTCTCTGAAATTTTGCAGAAAATTTTTTCCCGAATAATTAGTGGCACTTCCCTACAGAATAAAGGGTAAACAGGTGACAACGGACTTGTGAGAAAACAGGGAGGTTGTAAAAAGTGGGTAATCGTTTGCGTGGTTTACTATGTATATATATCGGGTAGTCGCCTGCTGTCGGGGGGGTACCCCTATCAGGGGGTGTGACATCACATTTGTCATATACTACATAACACTCGCTCTATATGACAACGTGTGACACCTGACTCCTAACAGCCACTATGTGTGACTGTGCGACATGACTCCTTACATACATCATATGGCTAATGTGTGACACCTGACGTATCTGCATCGATGTCATCTACTGCTAACAGCTCAGCAAGTTTACGGTGAAGATCGCCTGCAATATCATCTGATGACTGCTGAGTTATATCTTCGTGTTTTATAACGTACATTCCAGAAGCTTTCGCCAACATGTTGACTGCTGCCACCTGATCTGATCTCAACTCGATGTCACCATTGATGCACTTGCGTAATGTGTCCAGCGATAAGTCCCTGTCGGACACGGCCTTATTCCTACTGGCAGCCTCTCTCAGGTTAATTAGGTGATCGATCCACCCTCTAACATGCACCTTGTTGGATTCACGATAGGCAAGCTTCTGCACAGTCTCTGGCTTAGCAGTAGTGTCATATGCCTCACGGTAGCAATCACTGGCCGACATCTTGCCCTCTG